CTCGAAGCGCCCATATTCCTGAGTGACCCACTTCCGGCCCGCCGAGCCAGCGGCAGGGCGGGCAGCGTAGGTACTCGACTGGAGATGGATGCCAGGGTCGTCGTCATGGCTGTTATGACCCACACGAATCGTGTTGTCATTGCCACGAACGACGTTGGCATCCTGCGGCTGGCCATTCACCGGTGCGGTGATGGCGGCGATAGTATGTTGTCCGACGGTTTCAGCCATTATAAACTCCTATGAGTCTTTAATAATACATTGTTAAGTGATAGGTTGCCACGTGGACCCGTCGTCAAACCACAGCTCGTACACACCAGCGTTTTCAGTCACCCAGATCCGGCCAGCCACCCCAGCCGCCGGCCGACGAGCCATGGCGGACGATTGGACGTGGATGGTCGGGTCTTCGTCGTGGCTGTTAAAGGCCCGCTGTGTAATAATGTCGTTTCCTCGGACGATATCAGGGTTTACCGGAACCCCCTGCACCGGGCTGTGGAACGGCTCGATCGTGTGCCGTCCGACCGTGCCAGGGAGCAGAACCACCACCAGCCGGCCGACCACATAGGCACCACCGCCGTCCGATCCTGCTTCGGCAGACCCGACAACGGGCGGGTAAATGACGGTACCAGAGGCAGTCGCCCCCGATTCAGAGCCGGCTTGACCAGTGCCCGACAAGCCCAGCGCACCGCTGGCGCTCGCCCCAGACTCGCTGCCAGCGCTGGCCGTGCCAGGGATGCGGAGCACCCCAGCGGCAGACGACCCAGATTCGGATCCGGCAGTGCCAGTTCCGGGCACCACCACCACCGACACGCCCTGCGCCCCAGATTCCGACCCAGAAGCGCCGGTAGCCAGAATGCGCATAATAGCAGAAGAGTCAACGCCGCCGGCGTCCGACCCTGCGCCAACCACGCCAGATAGCAACAGCGTCGCCGTTGCAGAAACCCCGCCGCCATCCGACGCTGCATCGGCCGTCGCAGTAACCCGAACAACGGCAATCGACGCAACGCCGCCGCCGTCCGATCCAGCTTCACCGGTGCCGATATCCGGCGCGGGGATGTCACCCTCGGTTACGCGAAAAAGCTCGTCTTCCGTTTCCCGGAAGTCGCCAGTTTCAGTAACTCGATGGAGGGATTGAACGGACACGCGGGGCGGGGTGGCTGAACGAGTGAAACTGCGTTAAGAACCTGCGGAACTGCGTGTGACGCTAAACGTTGCTAACGGGCGGCGAAGGAAAATTCCACGTTACCGCGTCAACCTCAGCGGTCGTGGTCGCTTGCTGCACCGCCACGATCGCACCGCGCCGGATTCCCTCAATCTGTGACCCAATCAGCCGCCAATCCGCTGCCACTCGCACTACTTCGGCGGCAAGCTCAGGCAACGTTACGCCCGTTGCCGTGGCCTCGGCCGATAGCATCGGGTAATCTGCCGGCACAGGCGACGAATCGGCGAGATAGGCAAGCGCCTCGCGCTCCTTTTCGGCGTAGGTCATCTCTTGCCCGGGGATGACCGTGATGAACTTCGAGCGCGAGACTCCGGCTTCGTAGTTAATGCGCAACACCGTACCCGCCTTCGCAAAATCCAGCGGACGGTACGGCCACGGGCTTACCTGACCGACCCAGATGGCTTGCGCGGTGGCGTCATCCGTCTCGACGATGTAGCTATTGGGCCGATAGGCTGGCCCCTGCACATCAAACTCCAACGGGGCCGTGCCCCGACACAAAACGCGCATAGTCATTCCATCCACTCCACCAAGACGTAGGACGGCTGAATCGTTAGTGGAGAGAAGGAAGAAAATTGATATGCTCCCGGCACCGGCGCTCCAAGAGCCGCCGCAAGCGGACCGCCGAACAGATGCGACGGCCTTTCAATCAGGGCGCTGGAGGCGCGAATCTGTGGGTTCACAGGGCTTACTGCGCTCGAGCCGCCAAAGCCAGACACCAGCGTCCCGCCAAGAAACGGCACAGCGTTTGGTACTGTAGTTGTTGCGGCAGCCGTTGCAATTGTGGCCCCGTTAACAAAATACACTACAGCCGAACCGCCCTGCTGCGGGGTGGTGTACGTGCCGGGGTTTAGTTGCACAGCAATGTTCCAGATGGTAAAAAAAGCTGTACTTGCGGCGAGTTCTCCAGCCGGGGTTAACACTCCAATAACAACGCCGCCGTCATAGTTTTGAGTAACGCTTAGTCTTTTGCCACGGCCAACTGTCAGCAAAATGTTTTTGCAAGCCGCGCCGCTGCCCGAGTTATTGGTATTCGAAGCCGCAACCCCCGCCACCGCGCTTACCCGCACAACGGACACAAACGAAGGCACGGGTACGATAGTTGATATTTCAGGAAGTGTTGTCGACGCTATCCCCGTAGAAGGGTCAATTGGCGTGCTAGGCAAAGTAGACTCCCAGCGACGCCACCGACCGTTCTTCTGCGCTTGCACTGGCCCGTTGATGAGCCCGGAGTTCATTAGAAATCCCCGCCGAAAACGGTGATATTAAACGTGTTGGCGTTGTTGGTTGCGGCGCGTAGCGACCAGCCGTTCGCCAGCAGGAGCGGCGACAAGTCTCCGAAAGGAATCACAATCTGAAACGCTGGCACGGTCGCGCTGGGCGTCACTGCCGGAATTGGCTGTTCGCGGAGCAGGCGCGCATTCGTGCCGTCGTGAATAAACAGCCGCACCATTCCAGCGGTGGTGGTGACGGTTGCCTGAATCTCAACGGTCTCAATGCGCGACCCGCTGGAGCCTGCGGTGAACACGGTCACGATGGTGCCCGTGCCGTCGCGGTTGGTGTTGGCGACCGAGACTTGATCGGTTGCGGTGCGAACAATAGAGGCGAATTGTGGAGTAGCGGACATAGGATTCCTTGGTAATTAGCGAAAGTTGAACCGCGCAAACATTACATCGGACGCCGTGTCGCCGCCGCCAGCCGTGGCCCACGACAACACGCCCGCGCCGTCAGTCGACAGCACCTGACCAACCGTGCCGACACCAGCGGGGAGAGTTAACGTAGGCGTCCCTGCAACGGCGGGTACCTTGATCGTCGCCGTGCCGCTCGTGTCGCCACGTAGGATGACCTGACGCACGCTAACGTCACGCACCGCTACGTCACCGCTGGCGTCTCGCGCGACGATAGCGCTGGCGGTGTTCGCGTTGGTCGCCGTCGTTGCGCTGTTGGACACCTTGCCCGCCGTGGCGATAGTGGCAAGCTTGGTGTCCACGATACCCGCCGACGCGTTGACCATCGCGTTCGTGACCAGCCCGTTTGGCAACGTCGAGATGTCCGTCTCGACGTAATCCGTGATCTGGCCCGGATTGAGGTACCGCGTCACTGGCGTAGTGCCAATGCCTTGCGACACCTCTACACGATCGGTCGCCGTCAACGCACCTGCCTGCGTTGGCAGCTCGCTAAGCTTAATCTTCGACATAGCAGCGCTTGCCTCTCAGCGAACTGTGATTAGGTGTCGGACTGCGACGCGATCGTCCAAGTGAACGACGTGATGTCTACCTCGACTCCCGTAACAATGCTCACGGTCGTCAGGTTCAAGTTTGCGCCAGACACGCCAATCTCAATGTCAGCAATCGCGGTCGTGCCGTCCGACTTTAGCAAACGCGCCCACGTCGCCGTCCCCGTCGCGTTAGCCGACGAGTCCTTCGTGATGGCCGCAAAAGTCAGCACACCATTGCTTTCGCTGGACACGGCAGTCGCCGCAAAGCGCAACTCGGCAAGAAGCGTCTGTGTGCTAATCGCCGTCGACGGACCCGCCGGACGTGGGTCGTTGTAAATGCGAATGTACCCGTTGTCAAACTCTTGGTCGATAGAAAGCGCCTGCAAGCTGCGCACTGCGTTCGTGATACGAGTGTCCTTGGCCATGATAGCGTCCTCAGAAAAAAGTTAGCGCCTGCCCAGCGCAAATGCCTGCAACTGCATTGAACTTAAAACAGGAAGGCCCGTGCCATCCTCGTCAAACGTGACATCAGCAAAATAACCGCTACCACCCATCGGCACGCGATAGCTTTGGCTACCCGAGCCACCCCATGTGCCCGTCCCCCACGTTGCGCCGGCCGATCCCCAGACCGATCCCGGCGACGCCGCCAAGTCATAGGTGCCATACGCCTCCTGGCTTTGCCAAGTAATCCGAGCCGTTGTCGAGCCGCGTAACTGAGCGGTCAGGTAGCCAAAGCGGAACGCCTTAGCCAGCGCCTGATCGCCAAAGTACATGCGACGAAACTGCACAGAGAAACGAAACGCAGACCCACCCGTTCCGTCCGCCGCGGCGTTGTCGACGTTAATGCCTGGCGCATCGCACAGCAAAACGAAGCCGTTAGAATCAGCGCGAAGCACCACCGGCAGTCCGTCGTCGTCAATGGACTCCCACATAGACACCGTCTGCGGGTCTACCCAGCCCGTGTCCCATGGCCCAGACCACGACCGCAGGATCGTGTGATACACAAAACAGCCGAAGCCCGGAATGGTAATCCACAACTCTCGGGTCGCTCGGTTGACTTCTGTGCGAATGTTGTCAAAGTCAGACGTAGACAACGCGCGGATAATCGGGAGCAACGGGTCAGGCGACGCGGGGGTGCTCACTGGAGCTGCCGCGGATTCCGTCACCGCATACAGGCCGCGCTCGCTGACAAAGTAGCCAATGCCGTCCGCCACGACTGGGCTGTACGGCGCAATCAGGCCCGTGTCCGCGGTAATACCAGCGGGTGCGACAAAGATGTCGTCCTGCCCAAAGCCAGTAAGACGCGAAACGCCCTTGCGGTGATAAATGATCAACGAGGTGCCGACACTGTCAAGCGCCACAACGTTCTGGTCGCCAAACGTGCGCACGATAATCTCGCCACCGCCAGCGCTACCATTGCCCAGCGTGTCGCCGTTGTTCAGCGAAGAATAAAAGATGCTATCCGGCGCAACCCCGCATCCGCACGACCATAGACGCTGATTGTGTACGGTAATGCGCTTTGCGCCTACCGTGCCGGCAATGTTTGTCGTTAAGGTCGTGCCATTCCACTTGTTTAACTGACCGCCATCTGCGATGTACACCACATCACTACCGCCGTCACGGAACTTAGCAAGCGTTGGCGTCGCGGCCGCGTCGAGCGTTCCCGCTTGCGCCGTCCACGTCCACGGGAACGTCCCCCAGTTGGTCGTGTACAACGCTCCGCCAGAAACGGCGAGGATCTGTGGCGTGCCACCGAGCAAGCGCCAGGTATAGCCATTGCGCACCGGAGAGCCGCTCAGCGCCGCGCTCACGCGGCGGCTACCACCACGCTTGGTGATAGCGCCAAAGTCCGTGAGACGGCCGTTGAGCGACGTGCGCACTTGGTTTTCCGCCAGCACGCTGTCGTCGGAGATGCTGTTCAGCCCTCCGTCCATGCGCGGCTGCGCATCAGTTACGATTTGTCGCGTCATCAGCCGGCCCAATCGCCCCGACGATCCGGGTACATCATAAAGGTAGGTTGCGTCGTGCGCCGGCGCACGTCATCGAGCAAGCTGGCCCGCTCGTCTTGCGCCTGAGCCTTTAAAACACCAGCAGCCTGTGATTCTGCGCCACCCTTAATGAGCACCTGCGCGGCAGATTCGTACGCCAGCAGCATTTCGTGGCCGTCGGGGAACGGCACAATTGCCGACCCGCTAGACAACTGCCGCAAGCGAGTTGGCTTATAGTTAACCGTAACGCGCAGTGATAGGTTCGGCGTGCGCGGGACGATGTGGAGGTAGTCGCCAGCCACATAAAAGGCTGGGCGGCTCCACGACCACGTTACGTCATCCGAGAGCATCGGTGCGTCCAGGTACTCCATCTGCGCATATTGCAGCGTTGCGTCCGTCACCGACATAATCCGATACCAATACTGCGCAGTGTCGCCAGCGCCGCTATCAAGCGATGACAGCAAAATGCGGCCCTGCGAATCCGTAACCGAGGATCGCTGGGCAAAAGTGTAGTACGACGCAGCATTGAGAAGATTCGACCACTCGTCATCACAAACGGACGAAGCGACCGTTAAGATCAAGTCGTCAGACCAGCGCTGAGAGCCGACCGCGTCGGCATACTCGCGCACTAGCGTCACCAACTCGCTGCGTGTAATTGTCACGACTTCCTCCGGCGCTTCGGCGCGCCCGATGGGTTAGGGCTGTCTAGCACCTCAGCAATCGCCTGCTCAACGGCTTCTTGAGCTGGAGCGCCAAAGCTTGCCGTAATGTCGTCCGCCATGCGCTGCACGTCTTCGCGTGGGAACGTACGGAACGAACGCTCTAGGTAAGCCGGCGCTTCGTCCGCTCCACACGTCATCGGCAAGAAACCGACAATATCGTGCGCACGCTCCGGGCTTACAGATCCGTCTTGCAACTTCGCTCGACGCGGGTCGGTTTCGGTCCACCCCAAACACACCGCCCAATGCTCCCCACTTTGCGGCAAGAACCGCAAGAACAGGCCGGGGTGTACTGCCCGAAGCCGTCGCTGCACATGCGGCGACGGCTCGGGCGCCCCGGCGGCATTTAGAATGACCGCCATTAGTACCTTACTCCAGTACGAGAACTTCCGCCGTGAACACCAGCCCAGTAGGCTGCGTGCCAATGGCGGCATCGGAAACAATATGCACTTCCAGCGCGTCCCCAGTGTCCAGCGTTAGGTCAGCGGCAGAAAGCGCTAGGGCATTAGCAAAACCACCCTCACGCGTCACCAACGTCTCCAGATCGACATCGCCCGTCACCTTGACAGCGGCGTCCGCAGACGCATCGTACTTGTACAACGCCGCCAGCAACGTGCCGCTGGCCGACGCCGGCACCGTGGTCGTTACCGCGCCAAGACGGCTCACCATCGCACGGCGACCGGCGCACGCGCCGAGCCGGAAGATGGTCGTGCCGCTGGCCGTCAACGGAGTTGCGCCGCCCTGAAAGTTAGCGCCACCGATCTGCGCCGTCTTCAGGAACGTCGGAGCAACGCCGAATCGTCCTGCCTTGGGTCGAAAAAAGTTAAGCATGCGAGTGTCCTTGTGTGGGACCGGCCGCAGAAGCGACCGGCCCCACGTTCAAGTGAAGGGTTAGGCGACGTGCGTGTAACGCGCCGTATCGGAGTACCCAGTGATCGACCCATGCGCATTACGCGCAAGCGTCGCCAGGTTGCCGTACCAGCCGTACGTCGTCTCAAAGGCATCGCGGCCCTGCAACCAACGCCACGGACCAGCGCCCTCGAACTCGACGAAGCCCCAATCCTTCGCATCAACCCACGACAGCGACGGAATGTGGAGGAGGTAGATGGTGCCGGCCGGGACGTAGTAGTCCGTCACGCACGGAATGCCACACACCTCAACCGCCTTGTAGCCACCCTTAATGGTGGTCGAGAACTCGCCCGCCGTGAAGCGGCGCTGCGCGACCATCGACTCCATGAGCTTCTTCGCCACGCCAGGCGTGGTGAGCATCAAGAAGTCCTTCGGGCGCGTCATGGCGTCCTTGCCGCTACGACCCGAGATGCGCTGAATGAGATCCCAGATGTCCGACTCAGTCGGCTGGTTCGCATCCGGCGTGTCCGTGCCGGCCGTCATCCGCGTAGCGTCCCAAATGCTGTAGGTCGACTGCGAGATGCCATGCAAGCTGGCGTAGTTGCCGCCGCGGTTGGTGATGTTCACCAAGCCGTTCATCGCGTTGTTCAGCGAGGTGTCGCTGGCAGTCGCCTTCACAACGAAGTCGCCAGTGGCCACGCCAGTGAACGTGCCCGACAAGGTGATGACCGCGTTGTCGCCCGAATTGGCGATGCTCGTGATCTGACCGCGACCACGCAGGGTGTTCGTGGGCGAGTTGTCATCATGAAGAGCAACGTAGTCGCCAACAGACAACAGCAAGCCGCCCTGACCAGCGCCAGCCAAGCCGTACGGCGAGCTAACGGTCGGCGTAGTATCGCTCGCGCTCGTCACAAGCGCCACGACACCGTCCTGCTTGTTGTGCAACGCCTGCTGCATGAGCAGGGTCGACGCGTCCTTGATTTCCTCCATCGTCTTCTTCACGATGGTGGTGAACGCCGCGTCCTTCGACTGCGTGCCAACGAACGCCAAGCCGTCAATCTGACGGGTGGTGTACGCGCGCACGACGCCAACGTTCGCCTGCACTTCACGCGCCGTGGTGTCGGGCGGGAAATAGCCGGCCTGCGAGAACGTCGCGCCAGCCGGACGGCCGACGACTACGTCGAAGAAAACGTTGTTACCGCCCCAACGCATGTTGCGGGGGCCGCCGGCGCGAGCCTTTTCAAGCTGCGCGAGCAACGGGGTGACGAGGTTCTGGACCTTCTCGCGGAAGTTGGCGTAGACATTCTTTAGAAGTCCCGTCAGCTCCGCATCCGTGATGACCGTAGGATTTGGCATGATAGTATTTTGTCAGTGAGTTAAGGCATGGCTCCAAACACATTCGCCAACGCAGACTCCATCGCATCATCGACAGTGTTCAACGTTGCGCTCTTATTGCTTGGGGCCGACTTGGTAACACTAGTGGCGACCGGGCGCATAGCCCGTCCGACGGCACGCTTGGCTTTCTGTGCGTCAACCTGCGCTCGCTCTAATGCCGGGTCCGCTTTCTTAGCGGGCAACACGGGAGCGGGTGGCTGGCGACGCGCGTGTAGCACTTGCGCCCAAACGGCAATGTCCTCCACCATAGCTTGCCGGATAATGCCGTACCGATCGGGTGGCACAATGGGAGCCCCACCGGGGCCATCCACCGCGTTCATCCGCAGCAACATCTCGACACGCTGTTCCAGCTCTTCCCGAGTGACAGTCGGCAGTGCCTGGGCAATCATGTCCAGGGCTGGCATCAACTCCCCCTCGTAAAACTGCTGCCCCTGCGCAGAAATCGGCGCTAACGCCGACTCAATTCGCAGGCGATCCGCCTCAGCTTCCGCGCGTTCGGCGCGACGCTCTGGCGAAACTTCTGCACTGTACGCTTCGCGCACAGCGTCATAATACTCATCGTCCGTCAACAGGCGCTCTAACGCGGCTTCCCGATCCGCCAACACCTGCTCGTATTGCTCTGCTCGACGGTTGGCTTCGGTGGCTTCCTCAGACTTTTGAGAACTCAGGACGCCCCATTGCGCTAACTTGACCACTTGGTCAAGGCGGTCACGACGCATCTTGCCGTTCGCCTTGTATTCTACCGTAATGTCCGGTACTTCAACAGCTCCCTCTGCATCATACAACGAAAAATCTGTTGCCAGACCCTGCGTGATGATTGGCGGAATGACAAAACCTTCCGGTGCAGTGGATTCCTCAGCGTTTTGCTCTAGTGATGTGTCCTGCTCGCTCTCGATGGGTAGCGTGTCCGTCTCGGCTTCCTCCGGCTGTACGTCGTCTACAACGGCCGGCAATGCGGCAGCAGCAGCTTCGTCCAGTGCGGAGGAAATGTCGATAGGTGATTGCATGAATGCGGCTCCTTACCGCTGACGAGATGCCGCGTCCGCCATGCGGGCGGTCATTTCGTCTTCCGGCGTGCCGACTTGCTGCGCTTGCACCATGTCGGTAACGCCGATAGGTGGATTGCCAGACGCCAACGGAAGCGTTTGCGGCGACATCGCCGGAACGCTTGCCGCTTGCGGGCCAGCATTGAGGGATGGCTCTCCCCCGGGAGGGGGCGCACCAGTGGCCCCGGCCTTCTGTTGCGCTTGATTTGCCAGCGCAATCCAACGCTCGTTTGCTTGCTCCACAATAATATCGTCCAAGTCGTCCTGAAGCAGAATCTCTCGCTCCAACACGTCTTGGTGAATTGCTTCGTCGTCCTGCCAGCGCATCGACGGAATAGGCAGCGCAAGGCGAATCGCATCCGCCACGCGCTTGGCACGCGCCTCCTGATCTTCGTCCGGCGTGCCAATGTCCTTCGACACGGCAAACATCTGACGACGACGGTATTCCTTGAGATCAATCACGCCCGTCTGCAACCAGTTATCTAACAGGTACAGACGGAACGCCATCGGCATCGGCATCAGCGAAGACGGCTCCACCTTTACGTCGCTCTGCCCGTCGAAGTCCGACTGCGAAATGCTGCGTGCAAGGTCTGGGCGATTCTTGCCGACCGCGCCCATCGCGCGCGGCAACGAATACCCCCACGCCATACCAGCTAACGCGACGCGCGCCCAATCCGTGTAGCTCTGCGCCAACGCGTTCACGGCCGGCGAGAACACACGCTCCAACTGTTCGCGGCTTGCAATAATTGCGCGGCCTGACTCGCCCGTGACTTGGCCGCGGCTTACCGCGTTCCAACCCGAGGCATCCTCGAACGCACTCTTTTCAAGCGCCAGCGCGTCACGCACATCTTGCCCAATGCTGAACCCCTGCACCGGCATGATGCTTTCGCTCATAGAGCCTGCGCCGCGCACTTCAATCATCGACGTTACGCCACCCATAAACGTTTCAGTGGCAATCGCGTTCGGGCGCGTCAAGAATCGTCCACCCGCGTTTACGCGAATGTTCTCAACTAGCTTCGACAGGAGCGCGTTCACGCGCACTTGGTGATCGAGCCACTGCTCCATAACAGGCCGCGGATAGTACGACGGGTCTGACGATCCGTCTCGAATCGGCACGACCGGAATCACGTTCCACAGCAAGTCTGACGGACCGAACACCACCGTGTCGCCAACGACCACCATCTGCAATCCGTTCGGGAGTGCATCGGGATGCGGCGCAACATAAATCGTAAAGCGCTCAACCGTGTCTTCGCGGCGCAAGCGGTTGCCTTCACCGATCGTCGTCTGCGAAATCACCCACGAGTTAAGACCGGAGTCGCCGTTGTTGACCATCGACGATTCGTTCGGACCATTCCACGCTGCTTCCGCGCCAGAGACGCCGTATCGAAGCGCCGCTTCTGCGCGCGTAATCACTTCACGAATCACCACCCAGTTTGGCGGTACGGTCGCCGTCGCGTTAGCCGACACGCGCACCTGCTCCGCACGCAACACATGACAGTTAATGTCGCCTAGTGGCTTACGCTCCGAGGGCTTTTCGCCTAAGCGCTCGTCCCATGGTCCGCGATCTGGATCCCAGAACATGTGGAAGAAGCTTATGCCATCCGTCTGCGCCCAGAACTCG